GATATAGTTAAAAAAACGCTTCAGTGGAATTATAAAACACTTCAGCAAGGGGCTAGACCCTCTGGTTTTTTTACAGTCAAAACCACAAATGGCGAGCCAGTTTTTTTAAATGATGCCCAGCATGCTAAAATTAAAGAGCAGATAGAAAACGGAATAAACGGAATTAATAATGTTGGTAGGTCTGCTTTATTAGATGGGGGGTTAGAATTTATACCTACACAAATGCCTGCTCAAGATATGGAGTTCTTTAACTCCCAAACTAGAAACATTCAATTAATTTGTAGTGCCTTTGGTGTGCCTAGCCTATTAGTTTTACCAACAGAAAGCACTTATGCTAATTTAGAGCAGGCTAATTTACAATTTTACCAATCTACTATTATTCCTTTAGCTAATAGATACTTCGATTTACTAAGTGGCAATCTACTGCCTGATAATATGAAAGTGTCTTTTTTTAGTGAACAGATACCAGCTATTGCTAATCAAAAGACTAAGGCGATGTTGGATTTAAACGGCATTAACTATTTAACCCCTAATGAGAAAAGAAAGCATTTTGGCTTTCCTGATATAGAAGGGGGCGATGTTATTACTAATCAACTAGGCATACCTATAGGGGAAAGTGCGTAAATACCAGATTAAATACCTAGCAAAACTAAACGCTATTGAGAATAAGTTTGCTAAAATTTACAGAAAAGAACTTAAACGCTTTAATAAGAAAGCCTTTGAAATGGCCATCTATTCTGCTAATGTTCCAGATTATTTAGTTAAAGACCATCAAGAAATAATACAAAAGATACTAGAAGACCACGACACCCTAACTATAAATAGGTTTGCTGGACTAACCTACGAGCAGTTTATTAAAAAAGAAATAAAAGCAGATTTAAACCTATCTGCCCTAGAAATAGCTAAAAGGTTTATTCTGGCTAATTCATTAGACCGCTCTAAACTTATTGCCGAAACCTCTAAAGAAAAAGTGCAAAAGGCTATAGCTAAGGGCTACGCATTGGGCGAGCCTATAGATGATATCGCCAAAAGAATAAGAGATGTCGATGCGGTTGCTTTTTCTAGGAGTTTTACTATAGCAAGGACAGAAACCCATAGAGCCTCTACCTATGCTAGCAATGAGGTTATTAATAACGCAAGCGAGACTTTAGGCTTAGTTTATTATAAACAATGGGTGCCTACTGTTGATAGTAGAACAAGACAAGACCATTTAGATATGGTTCCTAGTGAACCAATACCTATGGATGAGAAGTTCTATGTAGGGGGGCAATATCTAGACCGCCCTAATGATATAGATGCCAGTGAGGGCAATTCTATAAATTGTAGATGTTATTTGGAGTATGTGCTTCAAAATAACTCTTGACATTTAAGGGTGTTTTTCACACGCTTTACAAAAATAGCTATATAATGAGCCTTACTCTTAAAAAATATTATAACTTCGAGCTAAAAGAAAGTGTCGAGCAAAAAGGTATATTTACTGGTTATGCCTCGGTATTTAATAATATTGATAGCGATAACGATGTTATAGTTAAGGGGGCTTTTAGTAATTCTCTAGCTAAAAGAAAAATTAAACTATTGTGGCAACATAAAACAGATGAGCCTATAGGTTTAATATTAGAGGCTAATGAGGATGATACGGGGCTTTATGTAAAGTGCCAGATTAACTTAGAAACCGAGAAGGGTGCAGAAACCTATTCTAATTTAAAAATGGGCATTCTTGATAAAATGAGTATTGGTTTTAAAACAGTTGATTATGAAATGGATAAAAAAGGCGTAAGGATATTAAAAGAGCTAGATTTATACGAAATTTCTATTGTTACCTTTCCTGCTAATGATATGGCGGAAGTTGACAGTGTAAAAAATTTCACATCGAGAGATGTAGAAAAAGCCCTGCGTGATGTAGGGTATTCTCAAAAGAACGCTAAACATATTATAAGTATGTTTGGCATTCCTGCAAGCCAACGAGATGTTGGGTTAATAGACAAAACTAAAGAGGCATTGCTTTCTTTAGAATTAGTAAAACTTAACCTTAACAACATCTTAATCAATGGAAACACAAACAATAAACAATAACCAAGAATTAATTTCGTCTATTGGCGAAGTTAATAAGTTGCTTCATATTCTTTCTGAAAAAAACAATGAGGCTACTAAAAAGTATGATAGCTTGATTGAAAAAACCCGTAGCGACCTTTCTTTAGAAATAGCTAATAAAATAGCTGAAGTTCAAAAGGCAAAATCCGCCCCTTCTTTTGAAAGCAAAAGTAGCGATTATAAAGCCGCTAGTGATTTTATAAGAAAAGGAATCGGTGCTGAAATGGGTGTGCCTAAAAACTTCGTTTTAGAGCAAAAAGACCTATCTGTAGCTAACCACGAATTAGGTGGATATTTAGTATATCCTGCCTATGGTGATGTTGCCCTTGCTTTACAAAGGCTACAATCTCGTGTAAGACAATATGCTCAAGTTATACCTTTTTCTCAAGGTGATGGCATAGTTCTTCCAAGATGGTTTAATAACTCTACTTCAAACTTTAGTGCGGAAGGTGCCGCTAACTCAAATAATGAAAGTTCGGTTGGTGAAGTAAGAATAGCTGCTAATGAAATAACAGCTACTCATGTGGTTACTTCTAAACTTCTTGAGGATGCGGTTTACCCAATCGAGAGCCTTTTAATTCAAGAGTTGGCTAGAGAGTTCGCTGAAAAAGAAAGCAATGCTTTTATAAACGGTGATGGCGTAGCTGAACCAAAAGGTATTTTAACCTATGGGACGCAAGCGACTGAGGTTAATACTGTTGGTAAACTTTTTTATGGTGTTAATTCTGGTGCCGCTACTACTTATACTCACGCTGGTTTAGTTAATGCTTGGACTGGTTTAAAAGATGCTTATTCTTCTAATGCTAAATGGTTTGGTTCAAGAACGGCTTTAGCTGGTATAGTTTTACTTGCCGATAGCCAGTTGATGCCAATTTACGGTAACCAATCGGGTATAGGTGTTCAAACAAACTCTGGCTTTACTTTATTTGGTAAAGAATTTGTGGTTTTGGAGCATATGCCTGCTTTAGCAGCCTCCTCTAGGTCATTAATGTATGGTGATATGCAAGCCGCTTATGCGATTGCTGAAAAACCAACACAAACCATTTTAAGAAATCCTTTCCGTGCTGACAACAAAGTTTCTTTCCAAGGAAGAAAAAGAGTTGGTGGTGATGTAAAGGCTTTCGACGCTTTGGTAATGGTAACTACTTCAGCTTAACTTAACAACTAACAAAAAGGTAATAACTATGTCTAATCGTTTTGCTAAAAATAACATTGCAAGGGCTAATATTACTATTGCCTCTACTGCAATATCGACCGCTACAACTACAGCTCAAGCTACCAGCACCGACACTTTTGGTGCTGATTGGGTGTCTTTTGAAGTAGATATAACTACTTACGCAAATGGAACTTTAAGAGTTGCTATTAATGAAAGCGACCTTGCTAACCAAACGCTTGAAACCGCTGTGCCTGCCGCTCAAATTAAGTATTACAAGTATAGCGCCGCTGGAGCTCCTATAGCTTCTGGTGATAGCTTAACGGCTACTGGTAAACTTATTGTTTGCGTTTTAAATACAAAAAGGTATGTTACTTGCGATATAGTAACTAGTGGGACTGTTTCATTAACTGCTTCTGCACAAGTGAGAGTGTTTTCAACTAATAACCCTCAAATAGCTTAATCATATGGCAAAAGAAAAAGAAGTTGTTTACAAATACAGAATATCGAAAGATATTTTGGTTACTTTTAATGGACTAAATAGTGGCTTGAAGTTATTAAAAAAAGGTGACGGGGTTTACTTTGAAGAAAGCAACCCAGACCTTTTTCAAAATATCCTTGCAGGTGGCTATATAGAAGAAGTAAAATAAAATATGTTATACCCTGCCTCAAACTTGGTTGTTCACGAACAGCCTGTTAACTTGCCAGTAGATTTGGCAATAGTAAAACAAAGTTTAGGCAGGGATAGCTCTTTAGGGGATGCACAACTAACATTAGCTATTAAAACGGCTGTAGAAGTTGTGCAATCCTTTACTAATACCATTTTAATAAATACTACTTTCCAAGAAAGTAGAGATAGCTTAAGTGGCAGATATGTTTCTGTTAATGATTTTTTTACTAATCAGTTTTTTTATGATGGTTCTTTACACTCGGCTCGCTATATAACCTTAATGGCTTTTCCTGCCAAGACTATTCACCACTTTAGAATATTCGATGAGGATGGCACTTCAACATTAATTCCATCAACAGATTATTTTTTAGATATTCCTGGCAATAGATTTTATTTAAAAGATGGCTTTAGCTCCACTTCATCAAGGAGAATTGCTGGCTATAGAATTGAATATGTGGCGGGCAAGGGGGCAACTTCTGCTTCTATTGATGGTATATTCCAATCTGCTATAATAGCCTATACGGGCAAGGTTATTGATATGATGGAAGCAAGAAATAGCTCTTTAAGGTTTTCCCCTGAATGGGAGAGTGCTTTTAAAGCTAGCTTAATGCCTGTTAGAAGGTTTGCACAACTTAGTGTATGAAAATTAATGTATCCATACAGGATAATTATAAATTTGATTTAAAGAATAAGAATTTTTTATTTGAACTTAAAAGACTATTATTCGCAACTGCTATCGAGGTTCAAAATGAGGCTAGGGGTTTAGTTCAAAAAGGTAGTAGAAGTGGCAGGGTTTATGTTAGAAGAAGCCAAGATAGCCCTAGAATTTATGTGGATAAGGTTAAAAGACCAGAAACTATTGCAGGTTTAGCAAGAACGGTTGCTAGTGCTAAGGGTGAGCCACCTAAAACTGATAGGGGTGGATTAGTCCGCTCTATTAATGTTGACGGGGAGGTTAAGGGTGATACTTCGCCTTATGTTATTATAAAGGCTGGCGACGAAACGGTTAATTATGCGGCTAAATTAGAAAATGAATTAAATAGAC